ATCAGATGGAGAATTTGTCTTTACTGCAAAAGCTGTAGAAGAAATCGGAGCTGATAAATTAGAAGCTATGATGATGGAAGCCGAAGCTAATGCAGATGGAAGACAGCAACTTAATATGGGTGGACAACCTATAGTAGAAGAAGAACAGGTAGACCAGTATGGAAAACCTCTTGAATCTGATATTGTAGATGATGAGATACGTAAAGGTATGTTATCAGCAAATCCTAGATTAAGACAACGATAGAGCTACCCTGAGATATCAGGCACTTTATCACTTTAAAAACCGAAAGGCTACCTTTACAATACAAGCCCTGCTAGTGCACAACGCAGCTACCTTGTAAACAAAGCCCCAATTAGGAGAAAAGAAAATGGCTAATACAGTCCAAAAAGAGGAAACGCCAAATCCTTATAACGCAAGAAAAGATTGGCACCAAGGTGATGATAAACCTTTTGTATCATCAGATAATATGTATTTTGAAGAACCTCAAAATAAACTTTTTAAAAGCGATGACATAACTGAAGTTGCTCAAGAAGGAAGTGTAAATACAGAGGAGCTGGAAACTAAAAAGGATACTCCTTATAAGAGACCAGACTATAAAAAAAGATACGATGATTTGAAAAAACATTATGATTCTAAACTAAACGAGTTTAAATCTAGAGAACAAGAGTTAATAGAAGAGGCTACTAAAAATAGAACTGACTATAAAGCTCCTAAATCTGAAGAAGAACTTGAAGAGTTTAAAAAAGAATATCCTGATGTTTATGAAGTTGTAGAAACTGTTGCTCATATGCAATCGGAGACTAAAGCAAAAGTTCTAGAAGAACGCCTTAGTAAACTCCAAGAACGTGAGAATCAATTAATACGACAAGATGCAGAAAAAAGGTTAAATGAAAGACACCCTGATTTTGAAGATATCAGAAACAGTGATGACTTTCATGGTTGGGCAAAAGAGCAACCTAAGTCTATCCAAGATTGGATATACTCGAATGCTGACGATGCTGACCTAGCCTCACGTGCTTTAGACTTGTTTAAAAAAGATTTTGGTATAGAACCTAAAAAGACTAAGTCATCTTCTAAACCGACCAGAAAATCTGCTGCAGATATGGTTTCCACTAAAACAACTAGTGTAGAACCTTCTCAGGAGAAAGTTTGGTCAGAAAGGGAGATTGCTGCCATGAGTGTTGCAGAATTTGATAGATACGAAAAGGAAATATCAGATGCAATGCAAGAAGGCAGAATCGTTAAATAAACTATAATTAACTACAAGGAGAAAGTATCATGGCTCAATATTTTGAACCCTCAACCGATACAAATGCTAACTTTGCAAACTCTGAAAGTGGACAAACTAATAGTTTCTTTTTACCTTCGGTTTACTCTAAAAAGGTTTTAAACTTCTTTAGAAAAGCCTCGGTAGTAGAAGCTATCACAAATACCGACTATGCCGGTGAGATATCCTCTTTCGGAGACTCTGTAAAGATTATCAAAGAACCTGTAATTTCTGTGTCAGACTACACAAGAAATTCAGACACAACTGAAACTAGACTAACAGACCAAGAGATTTCTTTGGTTGTTGATAGTGCTAAAGCTTTCAAATTCATCGTAGATGATATTGAAACAAATATGTCACATGTCAACTTTAAAGAAGTTGCTTCAAGCTCTGCTGCATATGCTCTTAAAGATTCATATGACGCTGCTGTTTTAGCAACTATGTTCTCAGGAGTTTCAAGTTCATCACCAGACCACGTGTTAGGTGCTGACAATGCTACAGACTTAGGTGCTGGAGTATATGATGGAACTGGTAATATAGATTTAGGACAAACTAGTGAAACTGACCCTCTAGACCTTTTGGCTAGAA